CAACTCACCTTCGCCGATAGTGAATTCAGCACTAAGCGCCGTCAGACCCGAAAAGAGATTTTCCTCTCCCGCATGGAGCAGATTCTGCCATGGCAGAATATGACCGCTGTCATCGAGCCGTTTTATCCCAAGGCGGGCAATGGCCGACGGCCCTATCCGCTGGAGACCATGCTGCGTATTCACTGCATGCAGCATTGGTACAACCTGAGCGACGGTGCCATGGAAGATGCCCTGTACGAAATCGCCTCCATGCGCCTGTTTGCCCGATTATCCCTGGATAGCGCCCTGCCGGATCGCACCACCATCATGAATTTCCGCCACCTGCTCGAGCAGCATCAACTGGCCCGTCAATTGTTCAAGACCATCAATCGCTGGCTGGCCGAAGCAGGCGTCATGATGACCCAAGGCACTTTGGTGGATGCCACCATCATTGAGGCACCCAGCTCTACCAAGAACAAAGAGCAGCAACGCGATCCGGAGATGCATCAGACCAAGAAAGGCAATCAGTGGCACTTTGGCATGAAGGCCCACATTGGTGTCGATGCCAAGAGTGGCCTGACCCACAGCCTGGTCACCACCGCGGCCAACGAGCATGACCTCAATCAGCTGGGTAATCTGCTTCATGGAGAGGAGCAATTTGTCTCAGCCGATGCCGGCTACCAAGGAGCGCCACAGCGCGAGGAGCTGGCCGAGGTGGATGTGGACTGGCTGATCGCCGAGCGTCCCGGCAAGGTAAAAACCTTGAAGCAGCATCCGCGCAAGAACAAAACGGCCATCAACATCGAATACATGAAAGCCAGCATCCGTGCCAGGGTGGAGCACCCGTTTCGCATCATCAAGCGGCAGTTCGGCTTCGTGAAAGCCAGATACAAGGGGCTGCTGAAAAACGATAACCAACTGGCGATGTTATTCACCCTGGCCAACCTGTTTCGGGTGGACCAAATGATACGTCAGTGGGAGAGATCTCACTAAAAACTGGGGATAACGCCTTAAATGGCGAAGAAACGGTCTAAATAGGCTGATTCAAGGCATTTACGGGAGAAAAAATCGGCTCAAACATGAAGAAATGAAATGACTGAGTCAGCCGAGAAGAATTTCCCCGCTTATTCGCACCTTCCCTAGGTCTGCAATGAGAGTGAGCGCGAGCTTTAAGTCTGATGGCTTGCAGTTTGCAATCAGAGATACCTCGGCAATAAATTGCACACAAGCCCACTTTTGCTGCGTTCGGCTGAAATGTTCGCCAACCATGAAATCCCTCCCATAGGGTTACTGTATATTTATACAGTAGCACGTATTGGCAAAAGATGGGAAGAAAAAAAACGAATAGAGCGATTGCTGTATGTGCATGATATGGATATGAATTACTCATGTATTGGTTTTGATGCTTCAGCCATCGCCGCAACACGATTAAGGATTTTCCGAGCTTTAGCCTCATGCGATGGTGCTGCGGAAAATATTTCTCCTTTGGCCGTTCCGCGTAGCCATTTACCATCAAAACAACTTTTACCACCGGCCATCAGGTGCAGGGCTTCGCCCCGGCTGATATTAATGCCGGTTGTCAGATGTATTTCGTCGATAGTTTTAGCTATAGCTGCGTTTTGCTCATCCGTTCCGTGGATGAATTTTCGCCGTGCTGCTGGCTTTTGCTTCCTGAGTCGGTTGGTCAATTCTCGTCTTTCACGCCGACTCAGTGGTTTTGTTAAATCCAGTATCGGTGGATCGCTTTCGCTTCCCGTACAGTTATTGACAGAACTCCGAGGGACGGCTTTGCCGTCCTGAAGGTCAACGGCCAAATCAACAGCACGCTTCGGAACAATCTTCCACTGAGTGAGCCGGGTTAAAATCGGGCTTCCTGCACCTATGGAGGAATCGTAGACCCCCTTAATACATACCGTTTCCTCACCGTACTGATTAAGCTCGGTACGCGGTTCATACAGTGTGCGCACCTGTAAATCATCGCGACGGACAAACGGCCCACCCTGAGCATTCACATAACCAGCCCAGTCACCAGCGTCGGCGGCATCATGGACGGCGGCAAACTCAACACTCAGACCGTGCGCGGTTTCGGTATCAGCGAGGCGACGCAACTCACGGTAAACCGTCACCGGCGCACCACCAATAAACTGAAACTGACGGATGTGCCAGCGCGCAGCCCATGCTGAAACGGAGGGGGCTGTCTCTTTCAGCAGCTCACCGCTTTCATCATCGGTTTCACCATCGAGAGCATAACCGTCGATATTTTTTGAAATGTATTTAGCAACATAGCCGGTTGCGCTGCCTTTCTCCGGGTCAATGGACTCCGCGTGGAAACGTGCTTTTTTGGATTTATCGCTTTTCAGTTCGTGGCGGTCTTCTTTCCATGCGTATTTACGGACGATGGAGCGAACATATTCAACATCTTCCGGCAGCATGAACATCAGCATGTGCCAGTGTGGAGTGCCGTCGTGATGGGGCTCGGCGACACGAATACCGAAAATACGGACATCTTCCCGATGTAGTTTGGCACGGATACGCGCCCAGATACCGGTTAGATAGTTTTGCGTGTCAGCCGGGCTGGCACCGCTCCATTTGCTGTTACGGTAACCGGCTTTAGTCGTGGCGTGATATTTTGACGGCGCGGTTAGAGTGTAAAACTCACCGACATAACCGAGCTCATTACAGATGTTTTCAAACCCACGAATGCGGGTCATGAGCTCACAGCGGCGAATCGCAGGGTTAGCAACTGAGCCATCATATTTTTCAATTAGGCTGATACGGTTGCCGTCTTCGTCTTCGAGATCCAGACCTTTGAGAAATTCACGAGTGCGGCGCTTTTGTTCACGCCAGTCAGTCACGCAGTTTTTACTCGCGTAAGTGTTTTTTTTCTTACTGACGTTGCCGACTGCAATTTGCAGGTGTTCGCGCCACGTAGCTGCTACACGGCGCAAACGACCGCGCCACCACCCATCGTTAAACATTTTGGCGATAGCCGGTGCGATTTCATCCGCACCGACATATTTTTTTTCAACCCGCTCCCAATGTGGTGGGATAACGTTGAATTGGAGGGAAATAAAGCCAGCACGAATATACCAGGTGTACAGCGTTTTAAGCTCGCCGAATCCGTGGTCATTAATGTTGGCAAGTTCACCACGAATGAAATTAGCAATATCAGCGGCCAACAGGTCAACATCAGCGCGCGACATGTCCGGGAGACGGTTATATCGGGCGACCATATTAACCATGCGTGACGACAGATATTGCATTTGCTGAGTATCAAAATGACTTCCAAAAACAGCGGTTGATACCTTGCTGTTGATACCAGCGCATTCGTATTTTTTTGCGACCAGTTCAAGACGCGGCAATGCCTTTTTGCAGAAGCTGATTAAAAATGCATTGGCTCGTTGACTACCCTGATTTTGCTCCAGCACCGCAGCAGTGCGATAAACATCTAACCGCACGCAGTCGGGCTGGAGAGAAAGCACCTTTTTTGCATGCAGCAAAGCCGCGAACATACGGTCGCGGCGATGCTGTTGCTCATAAGTAAGGTATGGGCTGGAGATTGCCGACCGTGGGACGTTCCACGGATAAGCGAATTGAACAGCCAATTTATACCCCCCGATAGTGTTTGTTTTTTAGCTCTGCGATTTGCTGGCAGGTTACGCAAAAAGCCACGCCCGGAATCGCAATGCGGCGAGCTTCCGGGATTGGTGCGTCACATTCCTCGCAAAGAAAACGGGAAGGTGCAGCGATACGGGTGCGTGCGTTGCTGATGTGGCGTTCGCGGTCTTCCTGCTCGCGCAGTTGTGCTAAATCCATTGCGTCGGCCATTAGTGCAGCTCCTGTGATTCATTCTCAAAGCGGGTTGCTTCACGGCGCAGCAGTTCGGCAGCTTCGGTGCCGCTCATTCCCTCTCTGGTAATATGGATAGCCAGCGCCTCAAGGCGGATGGAAACAGCGAGCGCGCGGTCTTTACGCTCTTCTTTTTTTGCATCGGTCAGCAATACGGCCAGCGCATCGCTATCAGTGTTAAAACTACGGATTTCGGTATTACGCATAATTAACTCTCCTGATTTCGGGCAATAAGATGCCCGGCGGGTTTACGCCATTAAATTTCTGTTTGGATTAATTCGGCATGGTTAGCCGTTTGGGAAATAAGCTCACTACTGCACGAAAATGATTCATCGCTGTAATAAGCGCCTTTTTCTCGTCAGTAGTCAGCTCACTTAATTCGAGTTCATGACGAGCCGCCGGTATTTTTGCCAGAAAGAAAATAGCGGCCAGCGCCCGATTATTTTCTTCAAATTGTGGGTCACGTTTATCGCGCATATCATCGACAAAACGTTCAACCTCTTTCCAGCTATCGCCCCAATATCTCGCGCGCAATTCGGCAACATGATTGAGACCGGCCAGACGTTCACCCGCTTTTAGCGGAACAGTCGCGGAAACAGCTTCGATAGCCATGATCCCCCCCGCTTTTGAGTAGAGAGGCCAGCCAGTAAATCAGCCTGCGAGTGGCTCGGGTGCCAGCGCTTGCCGTCCTTACCTGCGATCCAGCCGTGGCCGTAGTGCATGCCGGGGCTTTGCTTAACGAGCAGAGATGCGAATGACGGTTCACTTTTCAGCATACGCACCTCAAATCAGACCAAACGATGCGCCAATACCGCTCATGGTATCGACCACGCTCGACATAGCTGGATTAGTCTGCAGACGTGCATGCAGCGCCAGAGCCGACAATGACAACATGCGAATGCCGGAGTTAACGCTTTCAATCATGTTGTGCTTACGGGCAATGGTCAGACGTTCATCAGATACCGCGCCGCTCGCCAGTTCGCCGAGTTCACTCATTGCGCGCATGACATAAGACTGCAATTTGTCTTTAGCCAACTCATTAACCGGCACGCATGGTAGGCAGTGAATCTGCGCTAAAAAACCATCAATGAGGGTTGAGTCTTCGGTCAGGTCAGTCAGCAGCCACAATTCAGACGGCGTGAACTGGTGAGGCTGTTCCGGGTTGAGCTTGTTACGTAACGTTTGAACGTTCATACCTGCACGCTCGGCCAGCTTCGCCATGTTGTGACGCTGTGCGAAAATGCGGCATGCTTCGTCATAGTGGGGATGTTTGGAAACCTGAAAATCAAACATGGTTAAATTCCCTCTAACTTGCATAATCAAATTCAGTTAAGAGCGGTGCGCTGGTCGATGTAGCGACAATCAATCGCTTGTTGAGTCAGCTTATCGCGCCATGCTTTTACATTTACGAGGGTTCGGCTTCGTTTAGCAGCTTCCTCTTTGTTGGAAAAGTCTTTGGTCGGAGCTTTGAGAAGGACTCCCTCATCGAGCCATTGCCAGACCAGACGCTCGCTAACACCGCGAGTAGCGGCGAAGTCTTTCACAGTCATCGTGTCTGACATAGCGGAGCGAATCATTGTCTGTAGAGCTGGCAGCATGGCGGTAACGATGGCATCAAACTGTGTTGGATCTAGCAGCACAGTTTGATTTTGTGAGTTTTGCGAGTCGTGCGTCGAGATTGATTTTGCATCTGACATATCGCATTATCTCCTGTTGTTTGAAATGTAGTGCAGTGGTGTGCATCTTGGTCGGTGAGCACCAATATAGATCGCTAAATTTTGGTTGTAAACAAAATTCTTGTTGGTGTCATATGTCTAAAAATGATGTTAATGCGTCTGCCGCATTGGAACGTGTCCTTTCTGCATACGGCTTTAAGCAGCAAAAGGAACTAGCCGAAAGGCTTGGCATACATGCAAACAACGTGAGTAGCTGGCTTGCTAGAAACGTAATCCCTAGCAACGTTTTCGTTGAGTGTGCTCTTGATACTGGAGCTGACCTGCGATGGCTAATTAATGGTGAGCTTGCAAATGCAAGATTTGAAGTGGTGAAAACTAAGCTTAAAGGTAAGCAACTCTATGATGAAATCATGGCAAATGGAGGGAGGGCGGTTCTGCGTCGGATTCTCGATGCGTATGGTTTTACTCTGCAAAAAGAGCTTGGAGATTTATTAGGTATATCTTCCGGCACTATAAGCACTTGGGTTAGACGCGATTTTTTCCCCGGTGACGTGGTTGTCACTTGCGCCCTTGATACTGGCGTATCGTTAGAATGGTTATCAACCGGAAAAGGCCAGATGCGTAACAGTAATGATGGTGAACCGGCAAATGCTTTAACGATTAGAAAGTGCCGCCTCGAGGCTGGCGAACTCAAAGATATCGGACGCTGGACTCCTGATATATCTATGGTTCCATCAAATACTGATGATTTAGTGTTTATTGATGGTGTGAGCACATCTTGGCTTGTTGATAGTTCTAACTCGAAGATAGGAAATGGTCGCTGGCTTATTGGTATTGATGGCGCACTCGATGTTTTTGACGTAATCAGGTTGCCAGGCGGAAAGGTCAGGTTATCAAATAAGTCTGCTGAGTTTGAATGTAATATTTCAGATATCACACCATCAGGTGCGGTTATTTTTACTTTGGAAAAGCATGTTTAAGGAGCAGTAATGAAAAAGTTTATATTTGCGATAGTCTGCATTGCACTTTCTTCCTCAGCCATAGCCGCTGAGAAGTTTAAAGAGATAGACGGCGCTGCATATGGTGACAAGTGGCCTCTAACCTTTGAAAAGGCAAAGGTATCATGTGTTAACCGTGCTTATGCTTTTGTGTATGACATCAAAACTGATGATAGATATCCTCTGAATGGCATGGCGGTAGATGCTGTTAAATCAGGAAAGCTGGAGGGGTCTAACTTAGATGACGTATGGAAGGATGACCCTGAGTATGACGGCGTTAAAATTTCAATTTCACCGGTGATTGATGCCGCTACAGCCCTTTGTAATTAATTTTCTTTTAGCCTCGGTATCGCAATGACTGTAAGTAAACAAAAAAGTGGAAAATGGTTGTGTGAACTCTATCCAAATGGTCGAGAAGGGCGGCGTATACGTCGGCAGTTCAATACCAAAGGTGAGGCCGAGGCATTTGAAGCATTTACCAAAAGCGAGAGTGAAGATAAGCCGTGGCTCGGCAAGAAAGAAGACCGCCGACGCTTAAGCGAGATTATTCAGCTTTGGCACAATTTGCACGGTCAAGCGTTAGTCGCCAGTAAGTCGAGGTTTGCAAAGCTTCAAATCGTATGTAATGGACTTGGCGACCCGATTGCATCTCGCCTTACCGCGAAAGACTGGGCTCATTATCGTGACCGTCGATTACGTGGTGAAATAGACAATGGTTATCATAAAGACCCCTCGAAATGGATCGCCAAACCTATAACCGTCAATCGCGAACAACAATACCTAGAAGCAGTGTTTAATGAGCTCCGCCGGTTAGGGGAGTGGAGCCTACCCAATCCACTTGATGGGATCCGAGTATTCAAAGAAGCTGAGAAAGAAATGTCCTGGCTAACTTTGTCTCAGCTCCCGGAGCTGTTTCGAGCCTGCGAGCAATACGGCAAAGAAGACCTTACCATGATTGTTAAGGTGTGCCTTGCAACCGGCGCTCGATGGGGGGAAGCGGAGAGATTGACCCGACCTCAACTTTCTCCATATAAACTAACGTTCACCAAAACCAAAGGTAAGAAGAATCGCACAGTTCCTATTCCTAAATGGCTGTACGACGAGTTGTCCGTACGTCAAGGCAGAATGTTTAAACCCTGCTATCAGGAGTTTAAAAAGATGCTCAAACTAACGAATATTGAATTGACGGAAGGGCAGAAGACGCACGTTTTGCGTCATACTTTTGGTGCGCATTTTATGATGAACGGAGGGAATATACTGGTGCTGCAGAAAATTCTCGGACATGCCAATATTCGAGAAACAATGAAGTATGCGCACTTTGCTCCTGACCACCTTGAACAAGCTGTAACCCTCAATCCGTTATCGCTGTATGTTGGCGACAATGTGGCGGCAGAGGTTGCATAACACTGCAATTCACTGCATTAAAAATTACTTTAACTAGTTGTTTTATATGGTAAGTGTTTGTTCGCTGTGGGGTGTTAATAGGAGCGTCTTAACTAAGATTTCGCTTAAGCGACATCCTGTTAAGAAGGGCTGGCCAATTGGCTGGCCCTTTTTTATCTGTTTGCTGGTGTT